TCATTCAGATTTACAAAAAATATCAGATATTAGCTCTGATGAACAAAACGGCGTTTTGAGTGAGTTGGATTAATCCAACTCGCGCAAAGCGCAAGACAAGCGTAGCGCGTCAGCAAAGCACTAATACTACTTGATATATTAGTGCTAGTTGACACCAAGTCAACGAAAACAAAAAAAAGGAGTATAAACCCCCCACCCTAAGAAAAAGCAAAGACGGTGGAAGCTAAAGGGGAGCCAAGGGAAGTAACGAAGTGGATGACCCAAGGCGACCAAAAAGCGAAAACCGACTTGCTTTCTGGGGTTTAGAAAAAAACGACTGAAAGTTTATGGAAACAGAAACGAAAAAAACAGAAAACCAAAAACAAGCAGCAACGCTGGAACGACCGAAATCGTCGCGCAAACCAAAAAACATAACTAATTACAAACAAAGAGGCCTATTTGGCCGAATTTATAAAACCCTTATAACATGCCATTTATCATACCACAAGCGTTAATTACCGCTGGAAAAGCCATTGCAGGTACATTAAAAGTAGCAAAAGCCGCAAAAAATGCAGCATTAGTAGGAAATGCATTAAATGTAGGTAGTCAGTTATTAACAAATAGACAACAAAAACGTACAAATTTAGAGATGTACGATAGACAAAGGGCAGATGCATTAGCAGACTGGAACAGACAGAATATGTATAACGCACCAGATGCACAAATGAAAAGATTTAAAGATGCTGGTTTAAATCCACATCTTATATATGGTCAAATGACAACCGCTCAACCTATAAAAACACCAGACGCTAAAGCGCCTAATTATGTAGCACCGCAGGTAGACCCAGAGGGATTAAATGTATTAGGAAAACAATATGCACTAGAAACTCAACGTTTACAACTTGAGAATATGCAAAAACAAGGAGAATTAATAAAAGCTCAAACTTTAAAAACAAATAGCGAAACAGATTGGAAAAATATTAATACCACATTCGCAAAAGATAGTTATCAAAATAGACAAGATATTTTACGTATTAAAGTGGATAGAGACCTTGAAGAAGCATTTAATGCTCAATTAAAGGGAGATAATTTATTTGCCGAAAAGAAAAAAATATATGCAGAAATTGATAATATTGTAGCAAACACAAGTTTATCAGAAGCTAGAAAAGCAGAATTATCCCAAAAAGTTAAAAATTTAGCTGTAACATACGATATATTAGGATTTAAGAAATTAAGTGCTGAACAAGAAGCAGCATTTATGAAAAAAATTCAAGCATTAGGAGTAGCAGGACAAACTGGTGCCGCAATATTAAGAGCATTATCTAAAAAACCTTAATTATTAACAATAAAAACCCTAACTATGAAAAGACGTTCAAGTCGCAAAAAAAGAGGTGGATACAGAAAAGTAGCCCGAACTTATTACATTCAACGAGGTGGAATCCGTTTATAAACAATTAAAAACAAAAAACAAACATGAAAAACTTATTCAACAGTATTAAGTTAACAAAGCCACAAAAAAACAGCTTTGATTTATCCCATGATGTTAAGTTATCAACACAAATGGGCCAATTGACACCAATTCTAACAATGGAATGTGTTCCAGGCGACAAGTTCAACCTTGGATGCGAAAGTCTAGTAAGATTTGCACCACTTATTGCGCCAGTTATGCATAGAATGGATGTAAGTATGCATTATTTCTTTGTACCAAATCGTATATTATGGGATAATTGGGAAAAGTTTATTACAGATGCTAATAGTGGTATAGTATCACCATATATCGAATATGATAATTCATTTTTATCAAATCCTTCATTGTTAAAATCAACAAAATTTATGGATTATATGGGTGTTCCACCACAAGTAACAGGTGGCACTCAACAAAATATTAATGCCATACCATTTGCAGCATATCAGTGTATTTATAACGAATATTATCGTGACCAAAATTTACAAGCTCCAATTAATTACAAATTAAATGATGGTACTCAAAATACTTCACTTCCTAGATTATTAGAGTTATTATCAATACGTAATAGAGCATGGGAACATGATTATTTCACATCTTCATTACCATTTGCACAAAAAGGTGCTGCAGTAGATATTCCTATAGGATTAGTAGAGGGAGATTTACCAGTATATCTAAATAGTTCATCTGGAACATCATTAAACGGAACACCTTCAAGTGTTAACGTAGCAGCACAAGGAGGTCGTACCGATGTACCAGCAGATAGTTTATATGCTGATACATCAAATGCAGAAATTGAGCCTACAACAATCAATGACCTTCGCCGTGCTTTTAGATTACAAGAATGGCTTGAAAAGAACGCCCGTGGCGGTACAAGATATATTGAAAGTATATTAAGCCATTTTGGAGTAAGAAGTTCAGATGCTAGATTACAACGACCTGAGTATATTACAGGCGTAAAAACACCAGTTGTTATTAGTGAAGTATTAAATACTACTGGAGAAGATGGCGGTTTACCTCAAGGTAATATGGCTGGACATGCTTTATCTATTAGCAGTGGTAAAAGTGGTTCTTATTATTGTGAAGAACACGGATATATTATTGGCATAATGAGTGTAATGCCTAAAACTGCATATCAACAAGGAATACCAAAGACATTCCTTAAAAATGATACATTAGATTATTATTTTCCTTCATTTGCAAATATCGGAGAACAACCAGTAACAAATAATGAATTATTTGCTTATACAAGTTCTGCTAATGATACATTTGGTTATGTTCCAAGATATGCAGAATATAAGTATATGCCATCTAGAGTTGCTGGAGAATTTAGAACAACATTAGATTACTGGCATTTAGGTAGAATTTTTGCAACCCAACCAGCTTTAAATTCAACATTTATAGAATGCAAACCTGAAGATACAACACGTATATTTGCAGTAGAAGATGGTACAGACCCACTATATTGTCATGTATTTAACAAAATTCAGGCAGTAAGACCAATGCCTAAATACGGAACACCAAGCTTTTAGTGTCTACACAATGTTTAAACCCTTTCCAGTTAAAAGAGGAAAACGGAGGTCATTATGTACCTTGTTCTAAGTGTTTAAATTGTAAAAGACGTAGGGCATCTACTTGGTCAGTACGATTAGTTAAGGAAGGAGAGCGGAGTATATCCGCTCACTTCTTAACTTTAACCTACGACACAGAACACGTACCAATAACCAGTAAGGGTTATATGACTTTAAAAAAAACAGATATTCAAAAGTTTTTTAAAAGATTACGAAAATGTCATGGAAAAAATCACAGATCTATAAAGTATTACGCCGTTGGAGAATATGGCGGTCAGACATTAAGACCACATTACCATATAGTTATATTCAACGCTGACATTAATTATTTCGAGCGTGCCTGGGCATTAGATAACAAAAAAATTGGCGAAATACATGTAGGAACAATAACCGATGCTTCAATCGGTTATACTTTAAAATATATATCAAAAGCTGCCAAAATCCCAATGCACCAGAACGATGATAGAAGCAAAGAATTTGCATTAATGAGCAAAGGACTTGGCTCAAATTATATTACCGAAAATACATTAAAATGGCACAAAGCAAACGCAGAAGAACGCGTATACATACCTTTGTTAGATGGAAAAAAAGCTCCAATGGCGAGGTATTACAAGCTGAGGATATACGACGAATTCGAGAAGGAACGAATTTCTTATTACTTCCAGAAGAAAGCATCCGAAGCAAAAGATTTATTAGTAGAGGAACATGGCAACAATCTACAATTTTTTAACGAACAAAAAATTTACGATAGTATTCGTAAATTGAATAAAAAAGAACATTTAAAAATTTAAAAAATGATAAAAACGTATTTGAACAGGGAAGAGCATACTCGCCGTTACGAAGTAAATAACGAACCAAGTGAAACTATACCAGACCAAAGCATGTCTATTCGCACATTGCTTGACCGTTATTCAAGGGGTTTGCCAATATCAGGCGAAAGAACCCCAATATGGCAACAAGGCGATGACTTTAACGACATGCCAGATCCAAGAACACTTGACCTTGCAGAAAGGCAAGAATTTGCTGATTTATATCAGCAAGAATTAAAAAGTTTAAAAAAAACTTTGAAATCTGAAAAAAAT